AGATTAAAATTGATCGTGATTTTCAGGAAAAATTAATCAACGTGGCTAAGTGGTTTATGGGATGTATCGAATTAGACATAGAACCAACCGACATTCCTTCTGCTGAACCGCCAGTACCCATTGAGGATAAAGTGCCAGTAGATATGCAGGCAGATCCTAAATGGAAGGCTTTTGCAGAGCAATATATTCAGACCTTAGGGGCTAATGAGATCTTTAAGGATGCTGAAGCCAAAATAAAAAAGCTAGTACCCAAAAATGCGAGTGAAGCATTTGGTCATGGCATACAAGTCAAAGTCGCAAAAAATAACAGTAAGAGGATAACATTATGCAACAATTAGGTCAGGCAATTAAGCCAGTTCCACGATATTCGCAGTCAGAAACTGCATCCAAAGAAGATAATAACATAGCTATGGCACTCATAGCTTTTCACCAAACTAACCCTCATGCCTATGAGGATAAAAGAAATCCGCATTTTAGAAATAAATATGCCTCGCTTGAGAGTGTAATAAAGACAGTCAGAACTGCTAGTCAGTTTGGTCTGACTTTCACTCAGGAGATGGATTTTGAAGGCGATATATCTTTTGTACGAACAGTTATGATGCACTCTTCAGGGGCTATGAGAGTTAGCCGAACTAAGATTGTTTCTAAAGATCCTAATGATCCACAGAAGCAAGGATCGGCTATTAGCTATGCAAAGAGATATGGCTTGCAAAGTATATTTGGACTTCCTTCTGACGATGATGATGGAGAAGTCGCTACATTAAAACCTGAAGGCAATGCTCCCACTTTTGTTCCTTCAGGTAATTCTGCTTCAGGGGGTAAACTCTCCTCCAAGCCCTCTGAAGTAGATCTAATATCACTTATAGACAATGCAAAAACTCAAAAAGAACTTACTGAGTTGTATGTCAAATATAAACCTACAGATGACAAAATTATTCAAAAATTCAAAACAAAAAAAGGAGAACTTAATGGATAATAAACCAATGATTAAATATGGAGTAGATGAATTAACTATTTCCATAAATAAAAATGATCGTAAAACTGAGGATTGGCACTCAGACTATAATGGCAAGTTAGTCATTAATGGCGAGACATTCTATGCCAATGTCTATCAGAAAAATGACAACTGGATTGCAGGCAAATTAGTCAAAGCTGATGCGACTAAGGTTCAAAATAAAACTCTAAATAATTCTACTGAGTTAAATGATGAAATCCCTTTCTAGAAATAAAATATTAGACGATGCGAAGGAACTCATAAACAAGGATCGTAATGATGCTTATGGCGAGGCTTCAATTAATTTTGAAAACACTGCCAACTTATGGAGCGGGTTTCTTCGCAGACCAATTCAGCCCTATGAAGTCGGGGTAATGATGGCATTAGTAAAGGTGGCAAGGCTCTATCACGATGAATTAAACGAAGACAGTTGGAAAGATGCGATTGGTTATCTCGCTCTTGCAGGGGAATTGGCTTTAAATGACAAGGAGTAATTGATGGAAGTATGTCCACGATGCAGGTCAGCTTGGCGACCAATTATGACAAGGTCTGCTGAACAATGTGCAGTTTGTCAGTTTCAGGTAATGATCGATTGTTGCTCAGGAGTTTGTGAAAATGAGCCGATGGAAAAAATCAAAAAAACCACTGATACATCCAACACCTCTGATGGATAAATGTGAGCAGTGCGGTAAGGATTTTGATTGGCGATTTGCAGGACTAGCCAATGCTAACAAAAATATATTCTGCGGACATGAATGTTTTGATGATTTTAGGTTTGAGCAACAAAGGTTAGAAGATGAGTTCAAATCCCTTTGATTTTTGTAAATTATGTGGGAAGGAAATGCCATCGAGTTTATATAAACGTATGAAGCCTTTTATGTGTCCAAATTGCCATGAAATGAGAAGAGATGGTAATTATAAAGTCAGCAAAATATTTGATGAATTACGAGAGAAGAATAAAGACCTACCTGAAGAAGATTGGTCTGATCAGAATATTGAAGTTGAAGACGAGCCACCCCTCAAGAATAAAAGAGGGGCTACATACATCTATAGCAGAAACATTATAGACGATATCTAGCCTAATAATTTCTGCAATAATTTTTCAGCTTGTATAGGACTTCTAGCCTGCTCTAAATCGATAACAGTATAGTGAACCTCAGCAGTCTTAGAGTTCTTAGAGTGACCCATACGAGCCTTCCTAATATGATCAGGCACTTCACCAATCATAGAGGTGTTGAAATACTTCCTAAACCCGCCAATGCCATAGTCAGGCACTCCTGCGTGTTTACAAACAGTCTTAATTAAATTTCTCATAGCATTTTGCTCAAATGGTTTTTTACCACTAGCATTAGGGAATACCCATAAGTCACAATGCGAGTTTAGCTTCCATTTTTTAAGCAATGTCATAACATGAGAAGGCAAACCTAAAATTCTTTCTCTAAAATTATTTTTAAGTTCCTGAGTATCATATCTATAAACATTTCTTCTTATAGTTACCTCAGACTTATTAAAGTTTATATCTTGCCACTGTAAGCCTTGAAGCTCGTTGGCTGACACTCCAGTAAAGGCTGAGAAAGCTATAAATGTATCTAGATATAAAGTTTTTTCGACCTTTAATATACTGGCTATATGGTCATGCGAATAACCGCCTCTCTCATTGACAACACCTTTAATCTCTTTTCTGTCGTCAGAGTTACAAGGGTTTCTAGAAATATAGCCCTGATCAACTGCAAATTTCATAACCATATTTAAGGTTTGCACACAATGCCTGATTGATTTGGCGGATAAATCCTTATTAGCACAATCATCAATGAAACTATTAATCTTACCAGTGGTAATCTCTTTGATGCTAATACCCTTAAAATAAGGTGTTAGGTGCAGTCTTAGATGCCTCTCATCATTCTCATATGATCTATGTCTAATGCCATTAACCTTCCTGCCAACTGCATCTAATCGCTTTTCTAAGGCAATCTTTGTAATATCCTCAAACAATGCAACCTCAATCTTAGTCACATTGTTATCAAAATCAGCCATCATATTTTTCCTGATAGCTGATAATTCTTTTTTGTTTTTAGACACTTTGAATTTGTAATAATTCATAGTTGGGGTTTTGTATCTAAATCTAAAGCCTTTAAAATCCTGAGATTTAATTTGAAAATTTTTAATATCACCAATGAAATAATTAGCCATTAGTTTGCTCCCTATGCTACTTGATCTAAAATTTCGATTACTTTTGGGCGGTTTATAATAGTTTGCTTAACACCCTTATAAACATCGTGAGATTTGATAGTCGCTTTAAGGTTTATAACATCACCCTTGTTACCTAATTTGTTTCCCCAATAGACGAAAACATTTCCCTTATCATCAACAAGATTATTCATCCATCTGATTACTGGTCTGCCATTAAAGTTGCTATGAAAGTCCACATTAAATTGAAGAGTAAGGTTTAATTCTGATCTATCACCAACCTCACCATAATAGTTAGATGGAGTTAGTCTTTTTGTTCTAAGATCAGCAATCTTATATGAATGTTTTTTAACAAGATTTTTAAGACCTCTAATAGCCCATATTTCATGCTTGATAGTTTCCCATTTTTTCTCAGCATCAATCTCCTCAGGAGTTCTGTAATTATATGGGTTTTGGTGAGTTGGCTCATCAGTTAAATAAAGACGTTTTGTAACATTTAGATCTTTACAAAATTTAATTGCCTTTTGATTAGCTTTTTCGAAATCAACCGAAAGATTAAGCATATGGTGAGTTCTAAATTCTTCTCTAGCAACTGGATCACCATTTACATTTTTGCCCCATACAATCTCTCTCCAATTACAGTAGAGAGAGAAGATCTTGCTACCCTTAGTCTTTTTAGTGGCATGACAATATCTCGGCTCACTAAGTGCAACAAATAGAGAAGAAAGATTTTTCTTCTCCATTGTCCATTGAATATGCTCTTGTGCTGATTTTCTACAATTCATTAGTTTGCTCCCTTTTGAATGTGCTTTTCCAAAAAATCTACAAAAGATAATGGGGTTACATCTATTTGCGTTTCCCCATCTTCAATACCCCAATCAGCATCACACTCTTCCAAGTAATCTTCGTATTCTTCAGTTTCAGCTTTTTCTAATTTAAGAACTAAATGATCTCTATCTAGTTGGAACTGCTCATATTGTTCTTTTAACTCAGGATATTCTCCTAATTTAATTGCATCACAAAAATCTTCCTCAATAATCCAACCTTTACACTCAACCGCATGACTGTAAGAACCACATTCTTCATAATCTTCTTGAGTTAGCTCCATCATGCTAAGTACCTGAAGGTCTGTTTCTGTAAATTTTATGTTTAAGTTAATCATTTTAAATTTGCTCCCGTTTTTTAATTAACCACATTAAATGCGATCTTATTCCACTATAGTACACTATTATACCTATTATGCAACTATTATTTCAAAAAAAGGGAAATAAACCTGACGAACATTAATCACTTTATTAATCACTCTGTAATCGTTATCAGGCTTAAAACGCAAAAAAGCCCCAAAAACAAATTTTTTGAGGATCTTGTAACTTATTGATTTTATTGAATAGTTGGTTGCGGGGGTAGGATTTGAACCTACGACCTTCAGGTTATGAGCCTGACGAGCTACCGGGCTGCTCCACCCCGCGTCATGCTTAAAATATTTGTGAGGCTAAAAG